TTCTACAACCCAAATCAAATCAGTTGGTTTAGCCGGTGAAAATTCCAGACCATCATAACCTAAAAACGCAACTTTATCACCCAGCGCAACGCCCAAGGCGATTTCAGTCACCATCAACGCCCCGTAGTCGCCCCGACCTATGATCGCACCCCTTGGCGGCACAATCCAGTCTACGGCCTTTAAACGGCTATTGATGGCCGTTATAATATTTGTATGACCGCTGCGCTTCATTTGCCGGTTGTAATTTAGAAACGCACCCCATTCAGTCGTATAGGTTCCAAACCAATCATTAAATATGTGCTTGCCGGTCTGCACATAATGCGCTTCATCTGCAAACCTAATACAGTCAAATCTCGCCCAGCAAAACGGCCGATTTCGCCACTCATTTATAAAGGCATCAAATCTTTCCGGCCAATCATCAAGCTTCACCCACGCCCCCAATTAAATTTTTTGTCTTGCAAATCTTCGACAAACTCAAAGCCTTTATCATTTGGATATCTGGCTTTCTGGTTCTGATCGTTATATCTGAAAATTCGCGCACGCTCTAAATCAATCAGACGGCTTTCGACTGATATAGCAATGCTGCTAGTCTCAGCACCTTCCATAATTGTCATCTGGTCAATATAGCCATTAAACACTTCAACCACTGGCGACACTGCGCCTTGTGAAACATCAATCCGGCTTCCATCTTCAGCTAGCAAATAACTGCCGTTTTCCAACATTAGAAATTGCCGGTCTGCGTCAATCAAGCCAAACAGGATTTTGCACTTGCGTCCTTGATACGGCTCACTGATAGCCAGCGAAATCAATTCAGACGGGATGCCGGACAAGCTAACAGTCGCGCCCTTTGCCGATATTTCAGCGGTTTCTTGCAGTTCACTAATTTCAAGAAACTGACCTGTTCCGATGTATGTTATGTTGTTAAACACCAGATCACCGATGCCCGTCCACATATACAGCGTTTGCGTGTCGAAATATAATTCAACAGCAAAAAGCGGCTGAACCTCTGCCGCTTCAAGATTGTCAATAATGCTTTGAGTTAGTTCGCGGCTCATTAAATGATAACCTCAATGGCTGGGAACGTAATGCCATAGAAGCTGGCATTGTTGATTGACCAGTCAGATTGATTTGTGGAAAGCCGGAAATTACCAACAGCGTTAGCAACTACCACCGCGCTGTCATCTGCCGGTGCTGTGCGGATGTGCGGCCATATGTCAAGCGTTGCTTGTCCGGCTGCGTTGCTGTCTACGTTAGTCAAAACCTTGTGCAGTGTCGCGCTGGAACCACCGCCAAGTTGAATATAATCGCCAGCAAGCAGATAACCGGTCGCACTAACTGGCAAGCCATCAATGGTTAAATTGTCGCCAGTCTGATCTGCACCATTAACAACCGGCGTGCCAGCCGCTGTTGATGCGCTGCCGCGTGCTGTTGCACAATTAGGATCGCCCATCAAGAACGTGCCGCGCATCCCTTTCAACGATAACAAAAAAGAAATCCAAACTTCAGCATCGTCACGCTTTAGCGGCGGCAAACTTATCTCAGCTTCCCAGCGTTGCCCTGTGTGTGCCACCACTTGCTGCTTGTAAGTGAATGGGCTTTGACTTATCGCAACGCTGTTGATCGCGTGCAAATTAACGCTGGCGATGCCGGTCTGCGTTGGAAATGTTAGTGGATATGAAATTGCCATTTAGATCACCCGAATGCCGCACTGAATGAACCACCGCGCCGTCTTGCGTCCAGCACCGCAGCTTTTGACGCTTCTTGTATAGCGGGCATCATTTGCATCACCTCTGCGCGTACTGTTTGCGATACGCCAGCCGATAAGTTGATTGTCTGATTGACAGTTACACCGCCGCCCATACTGCCGCCATTAGGCACGATCTTGCCGTGACCAGATGGCACAAACAATTCTGCGCCTTTTTCCCCGACCAAATGCGGCTGTCCAGCGGTTACACGACCGCCGTTAGCCCTTGCCGGTAAGCCAGAAACGAAACTTGGAACACCAGCGGCGGTTTGCCCTGCACCAAACAAGTTCAACCCAGAAAGAAAACTGCTAACTTTTGATGTTATTTGTTGCTGGATTTGGATGCGGATAAGGTCGCTAATAATTGATCGCGCCATTGACTTAAAGGCATCCTTGGCGTTCATAGTGCCATCAATAACGCCAACAAGTGAATCCTCAAGCGATTTAACGCCGCGCGTTGCTGCATCTTGCATATTCTTTGTAACGTCTTGCGCTGCCTTAGTGTATTCGGTCAAAGAAGATGTGGCCTCCCGAATAGTGCCGGTGGTCATTCCAGCCTTTTCTTTTACGCGCTCAAAGCCAAGGGCAAGGTCAGCAATTGGTTGTTTCGCAGTTTTTGTAATTTTTACTATTCGGGTGATATTTCCCTCAGTGTCCATAATCGCGTGACCGGCGTTTTCCATATTGAAAACCATCCGGTCAATGTCTTTTTCTAAAGCCTCACCAAATTTAAATTTATTCATTGTGATGCCGACTTCAGCGGCAAGGTCTACAATGCTATTCAAGAATTTACGCAAGCCAGCGGTCGCGTAATTCAAGCCCTTCAAGACGTGGATTAATATAAATTCGCCAATGTCAGCCAGAACCGGCAAAAATGTTGCTGTGATCTGATTGCCAAGAGATGACAGCACTTGCCCCAGCTTATCAAATCGGTCGTTTGCTTCTTCGACTGCTTTTGCCTGTTCGCCGGTCAACTCAATTGTTACCGCGTTGAATTGTTCGCGCAGATTGTTCATTTCTTCTGAACCATTCTGCAATGTGTTCACAAGATTGACACCAGAACGGCCAAACAAGTCAAAAGCAATCCGCACGCGGTCAGCCGGTGCTTCAATAGTTTGCAGCCGGTCAGACACTTCATTTAACAATTCATTGGTTGGCCGCAGACTGCCAGCGGCATCCATTACCTTGATGCCTAACGCCTCAAAAGAACGCAAGCCAGTGCCAATGCCGGTTGATGCTTCGGAAATAGACCGATTGAACCGCGTCAAACCTTTTTCAAGTTCTTCGGCGGATGCACCCGTTTGACTAGCCGCAAATTGTAATGATTGTAATTCATTAACGGTCAGACCAAGGCGGCTAGATGCTTTGGCAAGGTCGTCAATCTTATCGGCGAACATTTTAAGTGCCGCCGCAGCACCCAAGGCGACAAGCGCACCTTGAACGCTGACAACAGCCTTTTTGACGCGGCCTAGACCAGCCGCAACGCCGCGAAATATTTTCTGGGTCTTATCAACGGCTGCGATAACAAAATTAAGTTTTTGTGCTGCCATCGTCTATCACCTTAAAATAAGCGAACCATTCGTTCAGTTCTGTTAGCGTCAATTGTTCAATTTCGGCTTGTGTCTTGTGTAAACGATCCGCTAAAGCCATCATATTCAGCCGCAGCGGATCGCTTTTTAGTTTTTTTCAGCGTCCTCGACAGTTTCAACATCGCCAAACATACGGCCAGCAATGTCCGAAATCAGCGTTACACTTTCCTTCATAAGATACATCTTATCTTCAAGTGTGAATAGACGCTTGCCATCAACATCTTCAGCTTTTGCAATAATCAGATCGACCATTCCGGTAACTGTCATATTGCTCAAAAAGTCTTTGTGCTTTCTTTGCAGCTTATCAATGTCGCCAGCGGTAATAGCACCAGAATAAATAATCAACGGCTGGCCTTCTTCGCCCCACTCAACAACCTCAATCTGATTACGTTGCAACGCACGCCGCGCCGCTATCTGTTCTCCCAAGCCCATTATTTACCCCTTTAGATTGTGCCTTCAGTTAGGCCACCAGTGCCTTGTAGAGAATAGGTGGCGGTGTTGATGCCATCAGATGAAACGCCAATTGAACGGCTGGTGACAATCGCAGAACCAGACAATTTGTGATCGCCAGTTGTATTGCCTTCCATACCTAGAACCAGACTGACGGTATCGCCAGCGGTCACTGCTTGCTGCGCGGTGTCTGTGTCATCAAAATAAGTTTCGACTGTAGCTGTAAAGTCTTTAAAGCTGGCCTTGTAGGTTTGCGCCGCATCACCCATAACGGTATCACTTATCACTTCTGCGGTTTCATCCACGCTGAATGAAATCACTTCAGCCATTACGTCTGTGCCGATTAGAACGACACCATCGTTTCCTTTAAAAGTAGCCATCGTTTTAAGTTCCTTTTCTAAACGGCATTTTCAACGTCATTTTCTTTGGTGCGGTATTGCACCGAAAGAGTAAACCGACCAACGGCCACCGGCTGTTCACCGTCACCCGAATAGTCAGCCTCAAACGCGACAACCTGTGCATCTTTTGCCAGATTATTCAGCGTCACATCTGCGGCAATGGCTTCTTCAACCTCAACCGCAATTCCATCCAGCGCATTATCATAATTCGCTGTGCCAATTACATATGCTTCAACAGCAACGTCCAAAACCCGATTTACCGAACGCGCCAAAGTGATTGTATCAAATTCGGTGGCTTCGCTCTTGGTAAAAATGCAAAGTGCCGGAAGCTTTGTCTGTTCCAGCGGAAAGATACGGCTGCGAAATACGTTGCTGCCGGTGGTGGTCAATCCCGTTAGTGTGGTCACGATCTGGTCGCGGATTTGCTGCCGAACGTGCGCCATCTATTGTTTCTCCAGAACCAGCGTGGTCATACCAGTGCCGTCATCCTGCACAATCCGCATTGTGTAGGCC